GCTGGTGATTTCTCGAAGCGACGGCCATCTGCGGATATCTCTCCGTAAGACTTAAGTATTACATCTCTGAACACAGGCATAAGTTCTTCTGTGTTATTTGTAGAAGCACACTTCTTCATCCATTCGATAAGACCTCCGTTTTTTGAAGCCTCAAGAGAAATTATTTCTTCTGAAGAAAAATGGAAAGATGCTTCTTCTGTTCTTTCTGTACCAAGAAAGTCAACATATGTAAAAGGGATTGTGATCATAAAAATTACCTCCTATTTCGATACGTAAAATATAAATCGGGCCAGCCGAACTGAATACCCGATTTCGCGCTTATTGTCGTTTATTACTGACGCTCTACGATTTCCTTGATGTCAGCAGGGTAAAGAACGTGTGGCTTAATCTCTGTTATACTCTGAGATTCGTCAGCATCTCTTCCCCAGAGAGCTTCCTCGATCTCCTTGAGCTTAGCCTCGGGAACATCTGATGCCTTGATGACACATCTTGATGTCGGCTCATAACCAGGAACTTCTACAGGAATAGTAGAGCATTCCCAGCTCATTGTACCGGGCTCTGGTGACTCATTGATTGTTTCGGCGGTTTCCTCTGTAGGTGATGCGGTTGCATTGTAGAAAATATGAATCTCATAGTCATCGTGCATGCCGCCATCCTGTTCGCCGATCCATCTGCGATATGCAAAACAGAACGGAACTCTTCTCTGCTGAGAGATCTTAACGCCAGTACAAATTTCAGCCTGGCCATCACACTGATCGAACTCCTTTGGAGACTGATATCCCTCAAGAGAGAAGCCGAATTCCTCAAGACCTCTTACTGAGAGGTAGAGTTTGTTGTTTGCATAATACTTACTTTCATCTGCGCCGGAAGGACTCTCAGTAACAGTTGTAAGACCATTCCAAGCAACGCCTTCGGCCCATGTCTTTGTAGTAACATCCATTGGGAACAGCACAGGCTTATCCTCGCCTATTCTGTACTTATGTTCACCAACAGGATCCCATTTAAGCAGTGACATACTTATTCCTCCTTAATAATTTAATAGTAAAGTCTATACCGATAATGGTATAAGTTGTTGATAACCATTACATTCTGAAAACTTATCATCTCGAATTCTTTTAGAATATCATCGACAAGTTTAGAATCTGGTTCTCTTGTTATATACACAACCTCATATCCTTGAGTATATGTGTATAATGAATTATTTGATTTTGTCTGTCTAATATCCGACAACTTATATCGAATACAAGGATACGACATCTTCAAATCCTCTGGAGGCTGAAAGTATACGTTATCGCTTCCGATCAGCCTTTTGAATATTGGATCCAACTCAGGGCGTCGGTTCATCTCCTGTATACACTCCTCCTATTGTCATTTCGAGTCTTGGCGGGTTTATCTGTATGTTTCTAACATTCCAAAATTCACCCGCGAACTCGATTGCAAAAATAGAGCGATAATTATGAGATAAAAAAGCATCAGCAACAATAGATATGGTATTTGACATATCTACGTTATCATTGATACCGGCATCCGAATTAGTCCATTTAGACATCATTCTAGGAACATTGCCTTTGTATTTTTTCCATACTACAGTCGGGACGTATATGGTCGATCCGGGTTCCCGTGGTGCCGTGATTTTAAAACCGATCCTTCCACTATATCTCATAATATCACTCCCATTTTGATTTAATCGCCGATCTTTAGTTATCAGCCAGCAGCTCTCTGCGTCTCAAGAACGATTGCAGAATAAGGCTTGATAAGAGCACCAGACATTCTGCCCTCCATGAGATAAATCATCTTATTGAAGTTTATATCGAAGTCATCGAAGAAGCTGAGAGAACCGCCCTTATCGCTGCCAAACACATAGTCTGAAAGATCGAGTGTGATAGCATGTACATCATATACAACGTCAGCACTTCCTTCAACCTTCTTTGTACGTGTAAGGTTCTTCATGTAAGGACAAGGTACGATCTTGCCAACACCAGCCGCAACTGCAATCTCTGTAGGGCTATTATACTTTCTGTTTCCGATATCGTCCTTGAGAACCATCATCTGACGATACATTGTAGGATCGATGAACATAACAGTGTTACCTGTACCTCTGTAGTCCTCGAAGGAAAGGATGGACTCGTCGAGAAGGATGTCAGCCTTATCAGCAGCAGAAGCGCCGTCAGCGAAAGTTACCTCGTACTTGATTGTGAAGAGATCAGCGTCTGTGAGAACAGGACGAATCTTGTCTTCCTTGATCTTATGCTTAGCGTTAGCAGTTCTGCCGTCACCCATGAGCATTGCTCTTGCAACTTCCTCATCGTACTTGATACGCATCTCTTCCTTAAGGAATGCGATTACATCGATTGTAGTAGCATCGATAACATCATCACGATCGAGACGGTTCTCCTTGTATACTGTAGCCGGATATGTCTCTCTTGTGAGCAGCTCGAATACTTCGTCATCCTTCTGATCGCCCTTTGTGTAACCCTTAGCTCTTGCCTCTTCAGCAGTGATGTCTGCAAACAGAGACTTGATTCTTGCGAAAGGTCTGTGAGATGTCTTTGTAAGAATCTCGTTTACCCACTCTGTTCTGCGGTTAATGAACTCAGGCTTGTCGCTGATTGCCTTTGCATCGGGGAAAAGCAGATCAATATTCTTGATTCCGTATGTCTGTGCTGCAGGCTCATCACCGTCTGCATGCTGCAGAGAACCGCCCATGTTAACGGCTTCCATTGTGTTCTTCAGCTCATCAAGGATTCCGGCATGTTCAAGAGCCTTGCTCTCAGGGATTGCATGCTCAAGATAGCTTCTGAAAGAAGAAACGCCTGTATCACAAGCCTTCTTAAGAGCGTTCAGAGCGAAATTGTTTACCACAGCGGACTGCTGAAGAGCAGAATGCTCAAGGTTTGCAGTAGCCTGTGATTCAAATACATTATTCTTCATAGTAGGATCCTCCTCCTCATTTTCATTTATAGCAGACTGCTGTGCAGTTCCACCTTCTGTTGTGTTGCCTTTTTCTGCATCGAGTATCTCACCGAATACATACATAAGAGTCTCCTGCTCTTCTTCGGTAAGCTTTGCCATAGCTGCATTGTAGATCTCTTTGATTGTCTTATTATCTTCAGAAGTCATTTTCTCAGAACCAGATGAGTTATCATCAGCATGATCAAACGATCCGCCGAATACCTCTTCGAGTCTTTCTCCTGAGAATACGATTGCCTCGCCATCATCTGCGTCTCCGTGAGCCATTGATACCTGCTCAATGTGTGCGCCTGGATTTGCTCCTGCAATAACAAGACTTACTTCCTTGATGTTTCCTCTCTTTACATTGAGGCCTCTTTCACAGAGATCTGTTGCAAAGATAGAATACGAATCAATATCGCCGTGCTCAACGCAGGCTTTCATATGCTGTCCTGATTTTGTACTGTTGAAAAGTGTAAAACCTCTTACTCCATCAGGGTACTCCTTAAGAAGAACCTTTCCGATAAGAGCGTCAGGGCTCTTTCTCTGATGCTGATACACGAGCGGAACAACCGCACCGTCCATATGTGAGAATGAGCCACGTTCGATGACACGACCATCAGTGCATTCTACACCATACTTGGTTACGAGTCCAGCGCAGTCATAATTCTTGAAGTCTTCAACTCCCATTTTGATTTACCTCCTTCTGTTAATTAAGAAGAGCAAGCAGAGCAGTAAGCTTCTCCTCGTCAAGCTCTGTTTCACCGATAGTTATCTTATCAGTTACTGTAATCGCCTTGGCTACTGAACCTTCGCCAAGCTTAGCAATAGCATCTCCGATAGAACGAGAACTATTCTTTGTGCCGGAGAGCTTATCAATGTTTTCTTTGCTTTTTCCCATTAGTTATTACCTCCTTATTTTAGTCATTATACGTATTTTAGATACTTATCTTCTTTTCTAGCCTGCTTTACAGAACGTCTTATTTCTCTGATACTTCTAGGATCGTAGCCTAATTCATGAATTGTTTTATTACCATTTTCGCCAAAGTATCTATTGACTGCGTTCTGAGCCCGTCGTATTCGTGCATCAGATGAGGCTTTACTTACTTTGCTCATAGATATCGGAAGAACAGCAGCGTATCCTAGTAAACCGATGCCAACAAGGTCCTTTCCAGTAAATCTAGAGCGATCTTTCCTATGAATATATCTGTCTTCTAACTTTTCTTTATCAGACATTTTAGAATAGATCTTTTTGTCTTTTTCTAGAAACTTAGAAGCCTTCTTGAGATTAGCCTCTTTTTCAGATCCTACTTTAGCTTTTGTAAGCTTTTTGTTTACCTTAGCCATCTTTTTGGCTCTTGTATCTTCAACATATTTATCCCATGATTTAAGACGTTTTCTGCCTTTCTCAGTAAGAGATCCGTCTGCATTTTGATACCTACGAACACCCCATTTCATACCTATAACACCATGATGCTCAAGGTAGTTTTTGAGGACCTTTTGCTCTGATGAATAGCCATTCCATTCCACAATATCACCTTCTTACATTTGAGTCATCAAGGCCGTGTCTTCATCTGAATTTCCATTTTGAATTTCTTCATCAGGTGAGGATTCAGGATTCTCCTTGTTTAGATTCTTATTTCTGAGTTCATCAGCACCTGGATCAGAAGAAGGTTTATAACCAATAATGCCTCTGACCTCATTAGACGTTAGTATCTCATTACGAGTAAGTTTGTCAGCAACATCTGGAACCTCAGAAACAGGAACAAGTTTAAATGGATCTCTGAACCATTTGATAGCATGACCTCTTGTACGAGCATTAGTAGTTATGTACTTACGATCAACCTCTGTTGTAACAGCAGTCATGATTGGAGCTACTATTCTCGTATAATAATTAGTCATGGTCTGTTCATCAGCTTTACCATTGAAAATCTCATCGCACCAACCAAGCTGACCCATAATCTTATTATACAAGTACTCGATTTGCTGGAGCAATGTATTTTCAGCAGGTCTGTTGAGCTGTGTGATTCTCTCATTAGCCTCAATGTAAGCAATACCGTATTCGGAATTCTTAAGCTGATCTGTAATCTCTGCTTTTCTTTGTTCAGCTTCCTTTCTACGCTCTTCAGAACGAAGCGAATATGGAAACTGAATTATGATGTCAAGCTTACCAGAAGATGCTGCTTCATCGATAGAGTCCATAAGGGCTATCTTACGAAGATATCTCTGTACATCACTATTATAGTCGTTCATGATAGTATACATAGGATTAACCACAATAGCAACTGCCTTTTTAGGAAGAGTTATATCGCTGAAGACGCCTGTTTGATCGTTATACAAGCGAACTGTAACCCTGTCGGTATACCACTGTACTATTTGGCCGGTACGCATTGTATAAATATCAAAAGTATCGTCAGTAAATATATTACCATCTGTGTCAACTGGACACATAGCAACTACACCTTCACCTAGCATCGATTCTATAGTGTTTTGAACAAACGCTACACCAGATTCATCAATGTTGGCTTCGAGATTAAATATGTTATTAAGACTATCCTTAACTGGCTCTTTATATCGATCGTTTTCATCGAGTATACAATGTTCTATTTTGATTTGAGCACAGTCCATCGCTATTCTAGCAATTGGGCCAGCTAGAACATTATGCTTAGAACCCATGGTTATTACATTACGATCCAACCGTCGAGAACTCGAAACTGAATACGTATACTTTTCTCTTGTCGGATCTCTATTAGCAAAAGCATTGAATGCTCTTTTTAATCTTGTTTTTAAAGACAAGTATTCTCGCCTCCTTAGAAGAAATCTGGGAATGATTTAAATGCTACATACGCATCAAGCATAGCCGCAACATTATCAATCTTTTGCTCTCTTCGAGCTTTGTATAGTTTTTTGTTTCCGTTGTTATCAGTAAGAGCTACACAGTTTCCCATACAGAATTGCATTAACTCTTCATCAAACAACAAGCATCTATCTTCTGAAAGAATTTTCAATTCGCCAAGAGGTACTGATTCTGTTCTAACACCCTGTGGAACTTTAACCACACCATATGGTGTATTTTCCTGCTCCCATCTTTCAACGAATTCTTGAGCGTTATAAGGGTCATATCCAAAGGTTCTTACATCATATGAATTGTCAAGTATAAACCTATCAAGATCCTCATATACTTCCATCATATTAAGGATCGATCCTGGTAATACTATAAGAGAACCTTCTTCTACAAAAGAATCATACTTTTCTCGCATAGCTCTTGGTAATTTGAACATTGTTCTTTCAGAGATATAGCTTCTGCATTTTATTCCAAATACATCTTTTTGTAATGGGAACATAAATGTAAACGCACAGAAGTCATCGCCCTGAGACATATCGCCACCCATAGAACAAGCCATTTTCCAATAGCTTCTGTATCTATGAGGCAATGTTTCTTCATACGTGAAATAATATGTATAGCCTTCAGCCGGAATACCAAACCTCTTGGCCAAAATATCATTTCTAACAGATGGAGATTTCTCTGCTCGTTCTACATCAAGCTGGTAAGTTTCATATGATACGGTAATTCCTATATTCGGATTGGCTTTAACCCACTTACTCGGATCTCCAACCTCGTCAATAGAATCCAATCGATACCACCAGATTGATACGTGAGGATTGTTGTACGTTCCTTTAAGAATGTCCATCAATTCCATTTTGATTGTATCACCAGGACCATTTCGAACAGTACCTTCCGAAGAAACAGCTATTATCAAATAGTTTTCATTCTTAGAAGCACCCTGTTCAATTGCACCAACTACGTCTTCCTTGATGTCTCCAGAAAGCCACTCATCAATCGTTGCTATTTTACAACGTAAGCCCTGAAGCTTATCGATTCGCATTGGTTTTATCTCAAGAATGGAATTTGTTAAGAAATTCTGGATACCCTTCTTTGTAGAAGCAAGCTTAACTCGATCTGTTTTATTAGAAGTTGCATGTATGTCTCCAGCGGTAAGAAACTGAAACAGCGGTCCTTTAGATCTGGCTATAGCAGTTCTGTATGTCGACATTACCGCATCAGCCATATTCATAGTTGGAGCAGTTGTTATCTGTTCTGTTGTTGATTTATCACAGTTTTCGAAGTATGCCTGTATACAGGTTTCATATACAGTCTTTGATGCACCTCGTCCAACAATTAGATACTGCTTATTTCTAAGGCGTTTCTTGATTCTTCGTCTAACATAATGCCCTCCAAATCCTTCTGTATCTGGAATATATACAGAACGTTCTACGAAATAAAACCAAGATAGAACGTCTTCGGCCCAAAGCTTAAACGTGTCAAGCATTACCATATCAGAGCCATCCGTTAAGCATAATTCCGCTTCACAGAATTTTATAAAGCGTTCTACAGCCTCATCATCATAGTACATTGCTGGATCTGCGATTAGATCGTCAATTCGATTCATCTGTAAAGATACATTCTCATTTACAGGAATTTCACCGGCTATAACCTTTTCTCTGAATTCCCCATAATAACGAGGAACTGCAGTGTTTGATAACAATTCCATCGCCTCCTTATGGGATTACTTTTTGAAATCTAAAAATCTAAAACCGCCTACGTCATTTAGCACTAAAGGTAAATAATTATCAAAGACTTCGGAATAGGTTCCGTCAATTATGTCATCTTCGACTTCCCACTTTTGGCCTCTTATGCCGCCATGTCGTCTGTTTTTAGAAGAAGAGCCTTCGCCAAGTACTTCTCCTGTTAAAATATCAGAAACCTTTTCTGAAGAGTCTGAATGAGTTGCAGTATTAGTTCCTTTTCTAAGCTCATTTAAAAACTTTCTTCTTTTATCGAAATTTTCAATATCTTTATCGCCTATATCTATGGATCTTTTTATTATTTCAGCATTGTTACCATCTGCCATTAACTGACGAATCTCTTTGTATGCTTTTTCTTTCTTTCCAGCAGAATAAATATCTTGTATGCTTTTTATGTTATTATATAAGTCAAGTCCTGAACCAACCAGATTTGCAGCAGATTTTATTTTCTTAGCCGCCTTATCCATAGTGTTATTTTCAAGAGCCTCTTTCATTCTTTTTTCAGCATTTATTTTATTGGCAGCGTCATTGAGTTCTTTTTCTGTAAATAGTTTCTTGTTATCAATTATACCCTGCCAATCCTGT